TACTAATATAATACAAGGAATTTTTATCTTGAATAAAAGCGTTTTACTACTTAATGCTGATGGGCAACCATTATCACAAATGCCACTTAGCACAGTTAGTTGGCAAGATGCAATCAAGGCCATGTGGTCACAAAAAGTACATGTAATTAAAAATTATGATGATGAGTTTCTCCGGTCACCGAGAGTAACTATTCCATACCCAAGCATTATTATGCTTAACACTTATCACAAACAACCCTCCAAAGCAAAATTCACTCGTAGAAATTTATATGTCAGAGACAAATACTGTTGCCAATACTGTGGCGATAGGTTTGCTTATGCTGACTTAACAATTGATCATGTTATTCCAAAGTCAAAAGGTGGAAGACTAACATGGGAAAACAGTGTTACTGCTTGTGGTCCGTGCAATGTAAAGAAAGGCGATAGCTTATATCCTTTACCTATGCAACGACCAACACACCCTTCGTGGTACCAAATAAACTATGCTTACCAGCATCATACACTCACAATACCAGACGCAGCCTGGAGCAAATACATACATTGGCAGGAAGATAAACTAATTGTTGAATCTTTATCTACATAGTTAATCATTTGCATAAATAGTTGTATGAGCAATATATTTGGATACACAACAGTCAATCAATCATATACTAGTAAAACGCTTTCTGGCCTTGAATTGGCAAAGCAGGATCTATTAAATCATTTTAAAATTCGCAAAGGCGAGAAATGGACTGACCCTGAATTTGGAAGTAACTTAGAACTATATGTGTTTGATCCATTAGATCAACAAACACAAGATGCTATTGAAGAAGAAGTCAATGCAATAATAAATTACGATCCTAGATTCGAAGTAAACGATTCAGATATAAGAGTTGTACACGACACACATTCGGTAACAGTTAATGTAAAACTAACTTACTTACCAGAAACAACTGCAACAGAGTTGCAGATTAAATTCGACAAAGAATTTATAGAAAACGCAGAGTTTTAATTATGGCACAGAAATCAAGACAAAATAAACTATTTGCGGCAGAGGACTTTACAGTAATCTATGAATCATACATCAATGCAAACTTTCAAGCATTTGACTTTGATACTATTAGAACTGCAATGGTTGACTATGTACGCAACAATTACCCAGAGAACTACAATGACTGGGTTGAATCAGCTGAATTTGTATCACTACTAGATGTAGTTGCACAGTTTGGACACAACTTAGCATATCGAGTAGATATGAATGCAAGGAATAACTTTTTAAGTACTTCCCAAAAACAAGAAAGTGTTTACAAGCTAGCAGAATTTTTAGGTTACCAAGCAAGACGCAATGTGCCAGCGTACGGTGAGATGAAAGTAATAGGTGTTAAAACAAACGAACCAGTTATAGGTAGTGCAGGTACTAGCTTAGGTGGTACCGAAATAAAATATGAAGTGTCAAACAATGTTAACAACTTAGATGACTTTATTACTATAGTAAACTCTGTATTGCAAAATAGCAATCAATATGGTAGTCCAAAAAAGTCAGTAGTAATTAATAATATAAAAACAGAATTCTATGATATGAACAATACTCCAAACCAAATTAAATTTGATGTAAATGGTACTGTATCAGGAGCAAGTTCAAACTTCAATATCATAAGCAGTGACTACGACAATAACTCAAGAACATTCACAGAAAAATCTCCAAACCCAGTTGGAAGTTTTGGTATTTACTTTAAACAAGACGGTAAAGGGATAACAAGTATTAACACTGGATTCTTCTTTGGTGTTAAACAAGGAACATTACAGTTTCAAGACTTTGTTGTTGACAACCCAATTGACAGTGCATCATTTGATATAACAAATGCAAATGTTAATAATACAGATGTGTGGGTACAAAATATTAACGAAACAGGAAATATTGCCAAAGAATGGAATAAGGTTCTAGATGTTAACAGTAATGTAGTTTATAATAATTTAGCAACAGGTGAACGAGATATATTCAGTATTAAAACTAGAAAAGATAATAAAATATCAATTATGTTTCCTGATAGTACATTTGGTAACATTCCAAAAGATACTATTAGAGTATGGCACAGAACAAGTGCTAACAGTACATATGTACTAAGACCAGATGATTTAACAACTAAAAAAGTTCAAGTAAATTATACAGGGTATGATGACAATACATATACTGCTGTATTTACATTGCAACTTAAACAATCAATTGCAAACGCAAGTGCGAATGAAACAATGGATCAGATTAGAGAAAACGCACCAAAGAATTACGCTAGTCAAGACAGAATGATTACTGCACAAGACTACAATACAATGTTAGGTAACACCAGTGGTAGCATTTCAAAAATTAAAAGTATTAATAGAACATTTAGTGGACACAGTAGATATTCTAAATTTGGAGATCCCACAGGAACATACAGTAACTTATATATGGCAAACAACGATGGTGTATTATATGCTACAGATAATTTAGTTAATTCTGCATCAACTACAACAGATAGTGCAAACGTTATATTCCAAAAATATATCAAAGATATTCTTGACAATGATGAATTTGTAAACTTGTATTATAAAAAATATAGAAGTTCATTTCTTGGGTTAGCACAAGAAACTATTGATGGAACTAGGCATATGGATAACGCAGACTATGTTAGTGAATCATCAATCTTTACTTGGAATAGTCCAAGTTCTACAGCTAGTGGTATCTTAACAGGCTATCTAACTTTAAGTAATAATATTGCTCGTGTAGGTGATACTGCAAGTGGATACATAAAACATTTTAAACCGGGTGCATTAGTTAAATTTGCACCAGCAACAACAACTGCAGGTGGGTTTGTTACAGGACAAAATTATAAAATAAGAGCAATAGGTACAACTGATTTTACATTACTTGGTACAGCTAATAATAATATTGGTACAATATTTACGGCAACAAGTGCTGGACTAGGTACTGGAACAGCTACTGCACAAAATTTCAAATGGGCAAAAGTAGTAGATATTAAAACATACGGCTTAGGCATTGAAGGTATAGGAGCACAAGCAGGTGCGCCTACTGGCATAGTTTCTGATGGAACAGGTGCAATTGTCTTAGATGCAAAAATTCCAGCAAACAGTACAATAGAAGTTATATATCCTGCTCTTACTAGAAAATTTAGTACTCGAGAAAGAGACTTAGTTATTAATTATTTAACTGCAAAAAGATCATTCTCATTAGTATACAATTACAAAACAACAAGTTGGAACATTGATACAACTCCTGATAATTGGGATGGTACTCAAGCATTTCCAGATGACTTTGGAATAAATGATAACAGTTGGACAGTGTTTATTGATTATACTGGTTCAACATTTGATATCTATCTAAGAACACAACGAATTAATTTTACAAGTTCAGCAGTAAAACTAGGAAACATTCAAAACGAAGTTGAGATTGGATCTTATACTAAAAAAGCTAAACGAGATATAATTACTGTACTAGGCGGATTTAGAACTGAGATTTTACCAGTTGGTTCGTTTTATGTATATGGGTTTGAAAACTCTGATTCTAACAACTATAGATTAGCATTGATTGACGGGAATGCTGACAGTAGACCAGACAACCCAGATGTATACAGTGATATAGTTTTGCCAAAAGAAGATACTTTACTAACTAGTCCAAATCCATTAGTACGAGGCGAAGAGAATTTGCATTTTGAATGGGAACACATTGCAACAGACAACCAAGTTGTTGACCCTAGCTTTACAAACATTATTGATGTTTTTGCTTTGTCAAAAACTTACGACACAGAATATAAAAATTATTTAAAAAGAACTGTAGCGGTAGAACCAGTACCGCCAACTAGTTACGAACTAGGAAGTCAATTTATCGGTATCAACGATAAGAAAGCAGTAAGTGATACTATTGTTTATAAACCAGTTAAGTACAAGCCACTGTTTGGTTCTTTATCAGAGCCACATCTTAGAGCTAGATTTAAAATAATTAAACTATACGGATCAAATATTACTGACAGTGATTTAAAATCAAAAACAGTAACAGCTATAGGTGAATTTTTTGAAACAAGTAATTGGGACTTTGGCGAAACATTTTACTTTACAGAATTATCTGCATATGTAC